ATGGACAAACAATACCTTCATGGGGAAAATCATATCAATCCAACCTCGTATTCGTCTAACCAGGTAACTTCTATAAACAAGCACAAAGCGCCAATGCAGGTGAGGGCTATACAAAAGTTCGGCACTGATCAGTATGCGATTGTGGTTGAAAAAAAGACTAGGGGAGAGAAGCTGGCTTTGATGGTGAGTGCTTAATACAGGATTCCTTAATACTAGGGGCTCCCCTATGGAAACTAGTTCTCCATAGGTCTGGAATTTTCGCAATATTCTTATTTTGCTAAATTGCAGGCAATGAATTTCCTAAACTGAAGATTCTCAGACGCACCTGATTGTGCGGACAAAATAGACATAGCACTGCAACGAAAACAGATAAAAGGCTCAGGAAAATGGGCACTTTATCCAGAAAGCTATACTTTTTAACTGAGCGACACTGAGCTGGATAAACGACCAGACATAGGGCAACCAGGGGAGAGAACGTCTTCCTTGCGGGAGGTAAGCAAACGGTCTCCCTCCCGCAAAAACGGTAGAAGAAATTCGAACCTTCTTACTACAACAAGGAGCTGAACCATTATAAGGTAAATTTTTAGAAAAGCGGGCACGGGATGTCCGTTTTTTTATATGAGAGCCATACATGAAGCCTATTTAGGTTTTGTGTATGGCTCTTTTTTTGTTAAATAGCTGCTTTGACAACAGGGCATGAGGTGTCCTCCACGGCAATCTTTTTATCCCCTAAACTAGATTTAGAAGCGGAGGACAAGCTCCTTCGTTAAAGTTAAACAGCCGAAAGGCTCCCGTTAAAAAAAACGGCGAGTTTTTTGGCTGATTATTATGCCCTTTTCTCGCTGGAGAAAGGGGCTAATTTTATGCTAATCAATGACAATCAGCAGTCAACAAAAGAGTATTTCTTGACAATTGACGGTCAGGAAATCCCAGTTACAGAAGAGGTTTACCGTGCTTACAAGCGGCCAGTTTGGACAGAGCGCAAGCGCAAAGAGCGTGAAAAAAGGTGCCGAGATGAGAAAGGAAACCGTTGCACAAAAGATTGCAGCAAGTGCGATAGAGATAGGACAGGCAGTGTCCTCAGTTTGGACAAGTTTATTGAGGACGGCTTCGAAGTGACCGATTCCATCGATGTTGCTGAACTGATAGCGGACAAGCTGCTCTTTGAAGAGCTGGCAACCGCCCTTAACGAGCTGGACCCAAAAAACCGCAGAATCGCTGAACTGTATGGCGAGGGCCTGTCAGAGAGGGAAATTGCCGCTAAAGTTGGACTTTCCCAAAAAGGTGTGAATAAGCGAAAACCCAAGATTTTTGACCAATTACGCCAGCAGTTGAAAGATTTCCAATAAATAAGTACTCAAACTGCCCTTTAATGTCCTGTGGATATTAGAGGGCAGTTTCCGTAAAAAGAATTCTCATCCTTTGGTACTCAAAACTACTGCAACTGTCCTGTGGATGGTGAGGGGAAAACAATCTCCCTCGGAAACGGAGGTAACGATATGCAGCCACAAACAAATGACAAAGACACGAACTTCCGAGATCAGGAACTAGATGAAGAACTAGCCGGTATTTTGACTGCCATCAGTGTCGTGTCCCGGCGTCTGGCTAAAAAGCTATTAACGCTTCAGCAGCAGGACGCACTTATGGAGAAAGGAGGGAAACCGGATGGGCAAGACGAGTGAACTACCCCTGGTGGTAACAGAACTTAGGAATGCTGCCCAATCACTTATTAGCGCAGCAGACACCCTTGCAGACATTTTTAGTGGTAGCGGTGGTACCCAGGCATCGGACCAGCAAAAGACGGAAACTCCTGCACCGACAGAAAAGCCTCTCACCCTTGAAGCGGTTAGAGCAGTTCTGGCAGAGAAATCCCGCAACGGTCATACCGCCGAGGTTCGGGCACTTTTAGAAAAGCACGGTGCTGCCAAGCTGTCGGAAATTGATCCGGCCAAGTACCCTGCACTGCTTGCGGAAGCAGAGGTGCTTGGCAATGGGTAAGCATGCGTTACTCTCGGCATCCTCCTCCCACAGGTGGTTAAACTGCCCGCCATCGGTGAGGCTCTGCGAAAGCTACGCGGATAGAGGCAGCGACTATGCTGCCGAGGGTTCAGCTGCTCACTTACTCTGCGAGTACAAATTAAAAAAAGCCCTGGGCATAGATGCCAAAGACCCTACCCCTGACCTTAACTACTACAGCGAAGAGATGGAGGAATGTGCAGACGGCTATGCTGCTTACATCTTAGAACTGGTCGAAGCGGCAAAGCAAACCTGCACCGACCCGGTTGTACTTATTGAACAGCAGCTTGACTACTCAAGATACGTTGAAGGTGGCTTTGGTACAGGCGACTGCATTGTTATCGGTGACGGGATTCTCCATGTTGTGGACTACAAACACGGCCAAGGGGTTCTGGTACAAGCCGAGGGCAATCCGCAGATGAAGTTGTACGCACTGGGAGCGCTGGAATTATTCGACGGCATCTACGACATCCATAGTGTTTCCATGACTGTTTACCAGCCCCGCCGGGACAATGTTTCTACCCACACAGTGTTTAAGGAATCTTTGTACCAGTGGGCTGAGGAAGTGCTAAAACCCGCCGCTGAACTGGCCTTTGCCGGGAACGGGGAATTCCAGTGTGGAGAGTGGTGCCAGTTTTGTAAAGCAAAGCATGAGTGCCGGACCAGAGCCGATTTTAACATGGAACTCGCCCGCTATGACTTCAAGCTTCCCCCCTTGTTGGAAGACGATGAGGTGGAAGACATACTCAGCAAAATAGATTCCCTCATATCGTGGGCAAATGACATCAAAGATTATGCTCTGCAAGCTGCCTTAGGCGGTAAAGAGTGGAGCGGCTGGAAGCTTGTCGCAGGTAGAAGTACTCGCAAGTACATCAATGAAGATGCGGTGGTCCAGGCGGTGCAAGCGGCAGGTTATGACCCCTATGAACGCAAGGTTATGGGTATCACCGCCATGGAGAAAGCTCTGGGCAAAACCAGATTTGCTGAACTACTCGGTGGGCTTGTCCAAAAGCCCCAAGGCAAACCGACTCTTGCGCCGGAGAGCGATAAACGCCCGGCTATCAATACAGCCAAAGAAGACTTTAGTGAATTTTAAGGAGGAAAATCATATGTCTAAAAACCCTATGAAAGTTATTACCGGCCCTAACACTCGCTGGTCTTACGCCAACATCTGGGAGGCCAAGTCAATTAACGGCGGTGCCCCAAAGTTTTCAGTATCTCTTATCGTTCCTAAGTCTGACACCCAAACAGTAGCCAAGATCAAGGCTGCCATTGAAGCTGCCTATCATGAGGGCGAAGCCAAACTGAAAGGTAACGGTAGAACCGTGCCACCCCTTTCCGCTATCAAAACCCCTCTTCGTGACGGCGATACCGAAAGGCCTGACGATCCCGCTTATGCCAATGCCTATTTTATTAATGCCAATTCCTCAACTGCACCAGGCATCGTGGATGCCGATCGCCAGCCTATCCTTGAGCGATCAGAGGTTTACAGCGGTGTCTATGGCAGAGCAAGCATTAACTTCTACGCCTTTAATTCCAACGGCAACAAAGGAATTGCCTGCGGGTTAAACAACCTGCAGAAAATTCGTGACGGCGAACCTCTAGGTGGCAAGAGTAGACCGGAAGACGACTTTGCTACTGTTGATGACGAGGACTTCCTCTCGTGAGAACGCTCAATATCGATATCGAAACGTATAGCAATGTAGACCTCACTAAAAGTGGGGTCTACCGCTACACGGAATCTCCAAACTTTGAAATCCTGCTCTTTAGCTACTCCCTTGACGACGGCGAAGTGCAGGTAGTTGACCTTGCATCCGGTGATAAGTTGCCAGAAGAAATAATCAATGCACTAACCGACCCTAACGTTACAAAGTGGGCCTTTAATAGTCAATTCGAGCGGATTTGTCTGTCTAAGTGGTTGGGTATGCCCACAGGCCAATACTTAGACCCAAGGCCTTGGCGCTGCACCATGGTCTGGTCGGCCTATATGGGACTCCCCCTCTCCCTTGAAGGTGTAGGTGTGGTATTGGGGTTAGAGAAACAAAAGCTGACAGAAGGCAAAGACCTTATTCGCTACTTTTGCACCCCATGTAAACCAACCATCGCCAATGACGGACGTACGAGAAATTTACCTATCCATGCACCTGACAAATGGGAAAGGTTCAAAATCTACAATCGCCGGGATGTGGAAACCGAAATGGCTGTACAGGAGAAGTTAGCCAAATTTCCTGTGCCAGAGAGCATATGGAATGAATTTCACCTCGACCAAGAGATAAACGACCGGGGTGTGGCTTTAGATATGACCCTTGTCCAAGGTGCCATCAAAGCCGATGAGTGCTCCCGCTCTGAACTGCTAGGGAGGCTGGAAGAACTCACTGCCCTTGATAATCCAAATTCAGTACAGCAGTTAAAAGAATGGCTGGCTGACCAAGGACTTGAGACAGATACCCTCGGCAAAAAAGCTGTGGCGGAATTATTGGAGACGGCACCTAAACCCCTTGATGAAGTGCTGTCACTTCGTCAGCAGTTGGCTAAATCATCAGTAAAAAAGTATCAGGCTATGGAAAGTGTGGTTTGCTCAGATAACCGCACCCGTGGAATATTTCAATTTTACGGAGCCAATCGAACCGGTCGATGGGCAGGCAGGCTTCTACAGCCGCAAAATTTACCGAGGAATGATATGCCTGACTTGGCGCAGGCGAGAAGCCTAGTGCGAACCGGTAATTTCGCAGCATTGGACATGCTCTACGATTCCGTACCGGAGGTGCTGTCAGAACTTATACGCACGGCATTTGTTCCCAAGGAAGGCTGCAAATTCATCGTAGCTGACTTTTCGTCCATCGAGGCCAGGGTTATTGCCTGGCTGGCTAAGGAGCCATGGCGTAACGAGGTTTTTGCATCCGGAGGGGATATCTACTGTGCTTCCGCTTCTCAAATGTTCCGGGTTCCGGTAGCAAAGAATGGGGTCAATGGTCACCTCCGGCAAAAAGGCAAAATAGCCGAACTGGCCTTAGGATACGGTGGCTCAGTGGGCGCTCTAAAAGCAATGGGCGCTTTGGAAATGGGAATCACTGAAGATGAACTTAAACCCCTCGTTACCTCATGGCGGGCTGCCAATCCAAACATTGTACGTTTTTGGTGGGATGTTGACCGTGCCGCCATGAAAGCGGTCAAGGAGCGCACCACCACAGAAACACACGGTATCCGCTTTTCTTATCGGAGCGGAATGCTCTTTATCATATTGCCTTCTGGCAGACGGCTTGCCTACGTGAAGCCCCGCATTGGTACTAACCGCTTCGGTTCCGATTTCATCACCTATGAGGGTGTCGGTGGAGCCAAAAAGTGGGAACGACTGGAGTCATACGGGCCAAAATTTGTTGAAAACATCGTTCAAGCAGTCAGTCGGGATATCCTCTGTTATGCCATGCAGAACCTTCGGCATTACCCTATCGTGCTACATATCCACGATGAAGTTGTCATCGAAGCCGATAAGCAAATGTCAGTTGAAGCTGTATGTGAACAGATGAGCCTAATCCCACCCTGGGCAAAGGGACTCTTACTGCAAGCCGACGGTTTTGAATGTAATTTTTATCAGAAAGATTGACAGGAGGTACTCAAAACTGTGCCTTCTGTCCTGAGGATAGTGAAGGCCAAAATCAAATTCGAGGAGGTAGAAATTCTATGTTAAAGGTGAGGAGGCTTTGGAGTGATTGAATTTACCCTTTACACGGCGGACTGTACGGGAAACCTTTCAAACTGCACATACCCTAAAAAGGCGGTAATTAAGGATAGGGGTTCTTTTCTTGAAGCCATCAAGTTTGACCATGTCAGTGCCGAGTATAAGGACAATTATCGAAGCAATACCAATTTTATAAAGGCCGACAATATTGTGCTTGATTGTGATAATGACCACTCAGATGATCCCCAAGACTGGGTTTTTGCTGCTGATGTTGCCACAGCCTTCTCCGGGGTTTCCTATGCCATATCCTATAGCAGAAACCATATGAAGCAAAAAGGTAACAAGTCCCCGAGGCCCAGGTTTCATGTGTATTTTATGATTCCAACAATTAATGACCAAGTAGAATACGCTACCTTAAAACAAGAGGTTGCATCAAGTTTTCCCTTCTTTGATACAAACGCTCTTGACAGTGCTAGGTTAATTTTTGGCTCCGATCATGGAGATGTTGAGATTTCTAAAGGGGATAGGAATGTTAAAGAATTCTTAGCTGAAGCCAGTTTTGCTGACTGGGACGAAAGCCAAGAAGAAATCCCCGAGGGAAGACGTAATAGCACCATGTCCCATTATGCCGGGAGAGTTATTAAGCGCTTTGGCAATACCGAAGAAGCCTATTCTCGGTTTCTAAAACAAGCGGAAAAATGCAATCCACCTTTGGAGGAAAGTGAATTAAAAATTATCTGGAATAGTGCAGTCAACTTTGGGAAAAAGGTAGCTGCACAAGCCGGGTATATTCCACCGGAGGTCTACAACTCAGATAGTTTATTAAAACCGGCTGATTTTTCGGATGTGGGGCAAGCCGTTGTTTTAGCAAGGGAGTATGGGGAAAAACTCAGGTACTCTCCGTCCACAGATTTCATTGTCTATAACGGCAGCTTTTGGGAGGAATCGAAGCCAAAAGCACAGGCAATAGCTCAGGAACTTACCACCAGACAATTGGAAGAAGCTGAAGCAGAAATGAAAAAGGCAATGGATGAAATGGTGAAAAACGGAGCAGCTGTACTATTGGCAACGATGGGGGCGAAAAAGGCAGCAACTGCTTTTAATAAACAACAGTCCCATGCCTTTAATATGTACGAGGCTGCTAACAAGTATAGAAATTATGCCATTAAACGCCGGGACACAAAGTATATCGCAGCATCACTAAAAGAAGCCCGACCCATGCTGGAAATTAGGCAAGGAGATCTTGATACAGATGAGTTTTTATTAAACACGCCAAAAGCTACCTATGATTTAAGATTTGGCACCAAGGTGGAGCATGATCCTAAGCACTTTATTACCAAAGAAACAGCGGTTGAACCCGAGGCATTAGGTTTAGATAAATGGGTGGACGCACTAAATACCTTCTTCTTAAAAGATAAAGCTTTAATTGATTATGTGCAAAGAGTAGTAGGACTTGCTGCCATTGGTAAGGTTTACGTGGAGGCTTTAATTATTGCCTATGGAGAAGGCCGCAATGGTAAATCTACCTTCTGGAACGTAGTCTCCAGGGTGCTTGGCACCTATAGCGGCAACATTTCTGCAGACATACTGACCGTTGGCTGTAGGAGAAATGTAAAACCGGAGCTGGCTGAAGCAAAGGGAAAAAGGCTACTGATTGCAGCGGAAATGGAAGAAGGCATGCGCCTTAACACCTCTAATGTTAAACAGCTCTGCTCCACTGACGAAATCTATGCGGAAAAGAAATATAAAGATCCTTTCAGCTATATTCCAAGCCATACGTTGGTGCTTTATACCAATCACCTACCAAAGGTGGGAGCCATTGATCAAGGTACATGGAGAAGGTTAATCGTCATCCCGTTTGCAGCCAAGATTGAAGGCAAACAAGATGTTAAAAACTACGGTGATTACCTTTTCGAGCAGGCGGGCGGGGCGATACTTAGCTGGATAATCGAGGGTGCGAAAAAAGTAATAAAGGAAAATTACAAGATAGAACCTCCCCAAAAAGTCAAAGAGGCCATTGTCGCTTATAAGGAAAATAATGACTGGCTGGCCCATTTTCTTGAGGAATGTTGCGAGCTAGATGAAAGCTATGTAGAAAAATCTGGAGAGGTTTATGATGAATATCGTGCCTTTTGCATAAGAACTGGGGAGTACACAAGAAGCACAGCAGATTTTTACACTGCCCTGGAATTAGCAGAGTTTACAAGACAAAAAACCCGAAAAGGTGTGATTGTAAAGGGTTTAAGGCTGAAGTCGGAATTTCTGGAGTAGTCTATTTATCCTTAAGTGTGCAGGTCGTGAAGGTCGTTTCTTAAACCTCTCTTAGAGCTTAAAAAAAATAGACTATATATAAAGTTATATATATGACTTGCACGACCTGCACACCCACTTATCCCCGATGCTAAGGAGGCGGACATGCTTGAAAAATATACTGAACAAAAGCTAATTAAGGTAGTTAAAGCAGAGGGAGGAATAGCGCCGAAGTTTATTAGTCCAGGTCTAAGCGGGATGCCTGACCGCTTGGTGTTATTCCCGGGAGGCAAAATGGCTTTTGTTGAGGTTAAGAGGCACGGGATGAAACCCCGACCTTTACAGATAAAACGGCACAGGATGTTACGGCAGCTGGGCTTTAAGGTTTATGTTTTGGATGACGGGAAGCAGATACAGAAGATAATCTCAGAGATTACAGGGGGTGATGCCAGATGAAGTTCATACCGCATGATTATCAGCAGTATGTCATTGACTATCTTCTTGAGAAGCCAGTGGCGGCGATATTTCTCGATATGGGCTTGGGTTGAGGTAAGACAGTGATCACCCTCTCGGCAATCTTTGACTTGGCCCTGGATAGCTTCTTGGTTTGTAAAGTCTTAGTTATTGCCCCTCTTAGGGTAGCCAGGGATACATGGCCAGCAGAAATTGAGAAATGGAATCACCTGCAGGGACTGATTTATTCGGTGGCCATTGGAAGCGAAGCCCAAAGGAAAGCGGCGCTACTGCAAAAAGCTGACATCTATATTATCAATCGGGAAAACGTGGACTGGTTAGTTAATAAAAGCGGACTTCCTTTTGACTACGACATGGTTGTTATCGATGAGCTGAGTTCCTTTAAATCTCACCAGACAAAAAGGTTCAAAAGCCTTATAAAAGTGAGACCTGTAATAAAAAGATTTGTTGGACTTACGGGAACACCATCGGCTAACGGTCTGATGGACTTATGGGCCCAGTTCCGTCTCCTAGATATGGGGCAGAGATTGGGACGTTTTATTGGCAGATACAGAGAGGATTATTTCGTACCGGATAAACGAAACCGGCAAGTGATATTTTCGTACAAGCCCAAACCGGGAGCAGAGGAAGCCACTTACCGGCTCATCTCCGACATCACCGTCAGCATGAAGAACACCGACTACTTGAAACTACCGGAACTGGTGCTGAATGAAATACACGTTAAGTTATCGGAGAACGAGATGGAGAACTACCAGACACTACAACAGGAATTGGTACTACCGCTAAAGGGCCGGGAGATTGATGCCGTTAATGCTGCAACCCTGTCAGGTAAATTGCTGCAAATGGCCAACGGTGCTGTCTATGACGAAGATGGCGGTGTGGTGCAAATACACGACCGTAAGCTGGATGCCTTGGAAGATTTAATCGAAGCAGCTAACGGCAAACCGGTATTAGTAGCTTACTGGTTCAAACATGATCTGGAGCGAATCTTAAAACGGTTTCCGGCGGAGAAATTAGATAGCGCCGGTTCCATTAAGCGGTGGAATGATGGGGAAATTCCATTAGCTGTAATTCATCCTGCATCCGCTGGACACGGACTTAACTTGCAAGCAGGTGGCTGCACTTTGGTATGGTTTGGCCTTACCTGGAGCTTAGAGCTATATCAACAAGCCAACGCCCGATTGCATCGACAAGGACAAAAGCAAACAGTCGTGATCCATCATATCCTTGCCAAAGATACCATCGACGAACGCGTCATGAAAGCTTTAGAAACAAAAGACACCAGTCAACGAGCCCTTATGGAAGCGGTCAAAGCGACGATCGATCAACAAAAGGAGGAGAATTGAGATGACCAACAGTCTCTACAACAGTGAAGGCTATAAAGACCCTACCGCTTTTGAAGCCCTGAACAATGTGGAAAGAGAGCAAAAGAGAAAAGTTGTTTTTATCTGCAGTCCCTTCGCTGGCGACATTGAAGGCAACACCGAACGAGCCAAACGTTACGGCCGCTTTGCTGTCACCAAAAGAGTCGTCCCTATTATTCCTCATCTCATGTACCCGCAATTTCTCTTTGAAGATGACCCGAATGAACGCCAGCTAGGCATTGAGATGGGCATGGTCTTGCTTAGCAAATGTCATGAACTTTGGGTTTTCGGTAGACACATATCTTCCGGCATGGCCGTAGAAATCGAAGAAGCAAAGAGACAAAACATACCGATTCGTTACTTCACCAGTTCCTGCAAACCGAGAGGAGGTCATCGTTAAGATGGACGAGTCCAATTGCTTTGGCTACTACAAAGGCAAATGCCAAATCCTCAACGTGAGAAAATGCCAAGACCCTGAATGCGCTTTTTATAAAACGAAGAAACAATTTGAGCAAGACAGACAAAAAGCCCTTGAGCGAATAAACTCTCTTGATGAATTGACTCGAGAGCGAATCATCGAACTCTACTACGACGGCCGCATGGAGTTGTTAGAAGGAGAGGAGGCGAGCTAGGTGAATGCCAAAGAATACTTATCTCAAGCCCTTTGGCTCGATCAAATGATCAACAGCAAGCTAGAACAATTAGAGTACTTAAAGAGTTTAACAACGAAAGTAAGCAGAAGCATCGGTCAAGAAAAAGTATCCGGTGGCAAAAGCATCAACTCTACGATGGAACAAGCCATCATCAAAGTGGTTGATCTGGGAGAAGAGATCAACCGTGACATCGACCGCTTCGTCGATCTGAAACGAGAGATCCTGATTACAATCAACGAGGTCAGCGATTTGAACTACCGCCTTCTTCTAGAACTGCGTTACATCAGCGGCAAGACCTGGGACGAGATCGCTATGACTTTAGGCTACGACCGCAGTTGGGTCTTTCGAGTCCACGGCAGAGCCTTAAAAGAAATTGAAGCCCTTTTGAAAAGAAGCGACTAAAAGCGACTGTAAGCGACTCGAAAATCTGCTAATCTATAAACTGACCAGGCATAAGAAAAAGCACAAGAACACCATATGCTGTAGGATAAGCCTAAGCTAGATCGCCCCGATTCTTAGGAAACGCAGCATTCTTGAAAGACCAGCCCTTGAAGCAAAAACGCTTGAGGGCTTTTTCTATGCCTGTAAACAAGAAAAGGTGATCCATCATGCCCTGGAAACCAAAACACATCTGCAGCTATGCAGGATGCAACGAACTAACCCATGACCGCTATTGCGATAGCCATAAAAGACAAATAACCAAAGAGCATAATCAGAAAAACAGCAAGCTCTACACCTACCGGTGGCACAAAAAGAGCAAAGCCTTCTTACGAGCCCATCCCCTTTGCGCCCACTGCCTGCAAGCCGGTCGAGTTACTGAAGCCACCGAAGTCGATCACATCATCCCGCACAATGGTGACATCAAACTCTTCTGGGACCAGAACAACTGGCAGAGCTTATGCAAGAAATGTCACAGCAAAAAGACAGCCCAAGAAGACGGCGGCTTTGGCAACCCCGTTAAGAACCTCTAGGGAACAAGCGCACCAAGAACTCTAGGCAAGAACCCTTGAAGGAACAGCCCCTGAACGGACAACCCCTGAACGGACAACCCCTGAACGGACAACCCCTGAACGGACAACCTGCTCCAACAGCATTCACAAAGCAGTACCCCTAGGGGGTTATTGTCTTACCAGAAGGCTCCGGCCCCAAACGCGCCTTGGTCGTCTGTTAGAATTCGCGAAAATCGTAAGGGGGGTATCTAAGGGCTTCTTGGCTCTATAGAAAGTTTGGGTGATTGAGCCAAAAACCTTAGAAAATCAAGGTCTACAGAATTTTAGGGAATTCCAAAGTGGTAGCGATTGCTCTATGGATTCATAGTGAAAAAGGCACATTTTTTAGCCTTTTTACGCTTTTTTCTGCACTCGTTCTAAACTCTTTTCGCTCGAAGCATCACCGCTCGAGCTTTTTTTGTTGCCTAAAATGATTCATTCAACAGAAGTTCCCAAAGGGGTATAAGCAAAAGAACTACCCTAGACGATTGCCCAAAAGGACTCACTAAAAACGATTGAATCAAAAGAACACATAAAGGAGGCAAACCTTTGATGGACGCCATGACGATCCGCAAAGTGCCGGTTAATGATATAAAGCCGGCCAAGTACAACCCCCGCCAAGACCTCAAGCCCGGCGACCCAGCTTATGAAAAGCTCAAGCGCTCTATCAGCGAGTTTGGCTATGTTGAGCCTATCATCTGGAACGAAACGACAGGGCACATCGTCGGCGGCCACCAGCGCTACAAAGTTTTAGTTGCCGAAGGCTATGAAGAAGTAGAATGTGTTGTCGTCAACTTATTACCAGAACGAGAAAAAGCCCTCAACGTAGCCTTAAACAAAGTAACAGGCGACTGGGAGTATGAAGCCCTGGCCGACTTACTTAAAGAGCTAGACGAACAAGACTTTGATGTAACTTTGACAGGTTTTGATGCCGCCGAGATTGACGATCTCTTCAACCAGGTACACGACAAAGAAGCGAAAGAAGACGACTACGATGTGAACAAAGCCTTAGAAGAAGGGACCTTTGTCCAACGCGGCGATCTTTGGCTCTTAGGCCACCACCGCTTGTTCTGCGGCGACGCCACCAAAGCAGAAGATTTGCGACTTTTGATGGACGGCAAAAAAGCCAACTTGCTCCTAACCGATCCACCCTACAACGTGGACTTTGAAAGCGCCAGTGGCTTGAAGATTCAAAACGACAAGCAAGATAATGAAGCCTTCTATCAATTTCTCTTCTCTGCCTTTACCAACATGGCCGAAAACATGGCCCCCGGCGCCTCGGCCTACGTCTTTCATGCCGACACAGAAGGACTGAACTTTAGAAAAGCTTTCATTGAAGCAGGCTTTCACTTAAGCGGCGTCTGTATCTGGAAGAAAAACTCCTTGGTCCTCGGCCGCAGCCCCTACAACTGGATACACGAACCTATCCTCTTTGGTTGGAAAAAAGGCGGCAAGCACCGCTGGTACACAGGCCGCTCAGAAACAACGGTCTGGAACTACGACAAACCAAAGAAAAACAGCGATCATCCTACCATGAAGCCAGTCCCGCTCCTATGCTATCCCATCAAAAACTCCTCCCAAGTCAACGCCATCGTCCTCGACCCTTTTGGCGGCAGTGGTTCGACGCTCATTGCTTGCGAACAGATCGATAGAATTTGTTTCACTCTAGAGTTAGACCCCAAGTACGCCACTGTCATTGTGAAAAGATTTATCGAGCAAGTGGGCACTGATGAAGAAGTCTTTGTCCTGCGCGATGGCGTAAAGACCGCTTTTGCTGATTTACCAAAGCCGAAAGCGAAAGAAGATGCATTGCTGGCTTAGCTTTTTGCTGAGTCTTTTTAGCTATATCTCTTAACTCAAATTTTTGAAAACCCATGAAGTTGCTATCGATGAAAACCTATGGCAATATGCTACTACCTTCAGCCAATCCTGATGGACTATGTAGAAGTGGAGTGAAGCCCATGAGAGCACTTTTTGGGAGAAAGTTCAGCAACCTGAGAGAGTTGAGAGAAGCCACGGAGGGAGCCCTCGAGGTAAGACAAAAAGGACAATCCTACAAAGTCACCAAAGAAGTGGTCCTTCAAGATGAGGAATTTCGCGCTTTTGCCAGTGACTTCTTTGCCGACCAAGACTGGATCAGCCCAGAAAGCGGAGGCGTAACCCCACAAGGAGAGGTTCGCTGCATCCGCGTGATCAACGCCAAAACTGGAACAAAAGTTCTAGTGAACAGCGAAGGCTATGAATTCCCTCGCTACACAGCTCTAGAACTCACCTAAAAACATGCATCTTATCGCTAGAATTGGCTTGCTATTTCCTGTGCTTTGAGTGATATATGTACTACCAAAACACAGGAGGTCATGCCGATGAGCAGAAAAGAGCTGGTCCAAAAACTAGGTGACTACTTAGGTGTCAAACCAAAGTATCTCAGCGCCCCAACTTTTGCTTACGAGATTGTCACCGAAGAAGAAAGCTACCGGATCGACCGAGAAGGGACGATCACAAAAGCTACAGGGGAAGTGATAACCATCGAGGAGATTCTGAACCCGCCTGCGCCCGAAGATGAGCCCGACCAAGGAGCTGAACAGCAAGAGTCGAGTCAAAGCCCCATGGAAAACCCGAACCTGTTACCCTTCGACTGCATGGAAGTAAAGATTCCCTTCGCCGACCATAGCGGGACAAGCCTGAGAAACCTAATCAACATGCTTTACAGCAAAGAGCACTTAATCAGAAAAGCCTTTGAAGTGACCGAGCCGCTCATGGATGCAACGTTTGCCGAAGACTTGAGCCAATACGAAATCAAGACCCTAGAAGATTTAGAAAGAGCCCTGAAAGAACTAGGAAAAGACCGCTACCCAGCTTTAGACTTCGACTTTGCAGAAAAGACTTACGCCATCAAGCTGGTCACAGATAGCTTAACGCCCGAGAGAATCGCCGCTTTTCAAGACCTCATCGCCCTGGTTCACCAACAAGCACTAAAACAAAAACGCGCCTCTTTCAAGCAAGTGCAAGAAGAGAACCCCAAATACGCTTTTAGAACCTGGCTCATTCGCATCGGCATGAACGGCAGCGACTACAAGAAAAGCCGCAAAGTGCTTACGGAAAAGTTAGCAGGAAACGGTGCCTTTAGAAAGCCAACCTCGCCAAGTAAGATTGAAGGCCTGCTCGATGGGGTCTTAGAAGAAAAAGAGCAAGCAGCAGAAGCACTAGATGCAGCAGCTCCAGAAGCAACAGGAGATGGAAAGAGCGAGTAAAGCACAAGCAAAGCAATCAACTCAACTAAGCAGCAAAGCCCATAGAGCCCAACACCACACTGCCACATAGCCTTAAACCCTCGAGAGCAAAAAGTAAAAACCAGCCACTATCAAGCCAAGGAGCTTTCCCAAAAGGAGAGTTCCTTTTTTCATGGCCCAATCTCGCCAACCCTTGGAGGAGGTGAAAGTTATGGCAGGTAGAGGACGGCCCCCTAAACCAACGGCCCTTAAAGAACTAGAAGGCAATCCAGGCAAACGACCGCTCAACAAAAACGAACCGAAGCCGCCGAAAAAGGCGCCCAAATGCCCGTCATGGCTCGAGCCTGAAGCCAAGAAAGAATGGCGTAGACTGGCCAAAGAACTAGAAGCCATGGGTTTGCTGACCCAAATCGATCTGGCCGTTTTTGCCGGCTACTGCCAAGCCTACGCTCGCTGGAAAGAAGCAGAAGAATTTATCTCCAAGCACGGCTCAATTCTCAAAACCAGCTCCGGCTACATCCAGCAGATTCCCCAGGTGTCGATTGCCCAGCAGAACCTAAAACAGATGCGCAACTTTTGCTCCGAATTGGGCCTCAGTCCATCGGCCAGAAGCCGCTTAAACATTGAAAACCGCGGTGGCACCATTGAAGGCGATGAGATGGCAGAACTCTTGGCTTCCATCCCTAAAGCCGACGATTTTGTTAAGTCATCAGAGTAAATGAGGCAGAAAGGAGAGGAGGCTATGCCCTATAGCGAAGCCCATGCCAATCACGCCATCAATTTTATCCAGCAACTGCGACTGACCAAAGGAAAATGGGCAGGAAAGCCTTTTATCCTTCTGCCGTGGGAGCTTGACTTGGTCAAACGCTTGTTTGGCACGCTGCGAGAAGACGGCACTCGCCAATACCGTACAGCCTATGTAGAGATCGGCAAGAAAAACGGCAAGTCCGAACTGGGAGCGGCCATTGCGCTGTACATGCTCTTAGCCGATGGCGAGTCCAATGCCGAAGTTTATGTAGCCGCCTGTGATCGCCAACAAGCCAGCATCATCTTCAACACAAGCGTTAATTTCGTCGAAGGCAACAGGACTTTATCGAGAGTGACCAACCTCGTTCGCTCCACCAAGCGCATCGTCTACCCCAAAACAGGCAGTTTTTTTCAAGTCTTAAGCTCTGACGTCAAATCTAAATCAGGCATCAACGCTTCTTGTGTCATCTTAGATGAAATCTGGACCTACCCCAACGAGGATCTGGCCAAAATGCTCACCACTGGTTCCGGTGATGCCCGCAGCCAACCTCTTTTTCTATACTTAACAACAGCCGGCAACAAACTCTCCGGCTATGGTTGGGAAATGCACTGCAAAGCCAAAGACATTCTAGATGGCAAAAGAATTGACCCCACTTTTTTATCGATCATCTATGGCTTAGAAGAAGATGCCGACATCGAAGATGAAGCGAACTGGTACAAAGCCAATCCGAGCCTGGGCCACACTATTCAAATCGAGCGGGTCCGCGAACATTACCAGCAAGTCAAAGATGACCCCGCCGACTTGGCACTATTTAAGCAACTGCGCCTCAATATGTGGCTCAAGCAAGAGATCAAATGGATGCCCATGGACAAATGGGACGCTTGCAACTTTGCTGTTGATCCAGAAGCTTTGCAAGGTCGCGCCTGTTACGGCGGCTTGGACTTATCGTCGACCAGCGACATTACCGCTTTTGTCCTCGTCTTTCCACCGCTCGATGAAGAAGACAAATACCAGGTGCTGCCTTTTTTCTGGCTTCCTGAAGAAACGCTCCCCCAAAGAGTCAAACGCGATGGCGTCCCTTACTCTGTCTGGAACAGCCAAGGCCTCTTGAACTTAACTGAAGGCAATGTAGTTCACTACGGCTTTATCGAAAAATACATCGAAAAGCTAGGCGAAAAATACAACATCAAAGAAATCGTCTACGACCGCTGGGGCGCCACGCAGATGAGCCAGAACCTAGAAGCCATGGGCTTTACCGTCGTGCCTTTTGGTCAAGGCTTCAAAGATATGTCCCCACCGACAAAAGAACTGATGCGCCTTGTCTTAAGCAAACAAATCGCCCACGGCGGCAATCCCGTTTTGCGCTGGATGGCCGATAACATCGTCGTCAAAACCGACCCAGCCGGCAACATCAAAGTAGACAAAGAAAAGTCGACCGAGAAAATCGACGGGATCGTCGCTTTGATTATGGGACTAGCTCGAGCGACGGTACACTCATCAGAAGCAAGTGACTCGATCTATGACGAACGAGATATGATCATTTTGGAGTGATAGCAAAGCGATGTTCAGCTTTCTCAAGAACCTCTTCAAAGCCCGCGACAAACCGCAAGATACCGTCAGCAGTGCGCCTAGATTCTTCATGGGCCAAAGCATAGCCGGCAAAGTGGTCAATGAGCGCAGTTCCATGCAAACAACAGCCGTCTTTGCTTGTGTCCGCATCATTGCTGAAACTGTCGCATCCTTGCCTCTGCACACTTATCGCTATGTAGGCGACGGTAAAGAAAAAATGGTCGACCATCCCTTGTATCGCCTTCTTCATGACGAACCAAACGAAGAGATGACCTCCTTTACCCTCCGAGAAACGATAATGACCCATCTGCTTCTCTGGGGCAACGCCTATTTGCAGATCATACGCAACGGTCGCGGCGATGTTTTGGCTCTCTATCCTTTACTGCCCGATAAAATGACTGTGGACCGAGATAGTAAAGGCAAGCTCTATTACAGCTACAACAAAGAGGGCCAGACTTATTACCTTCGCTCCGATGATATACTGCACATTCCAGGACTCGGCTTTGATGGAGTCATGGGCTACTCACCCATTGCCCTAGCCAAAAACGCCATTGGCTTAAGTCTTGCGGCCGAAGAATATGGCGGCAAGTTCTTTGCTAACAACGCTAGACCGAGCGGGATTTTATCGACCGCCGGAACGATCAAAGACCCTAGCAAAGTAAGAGATGCCTGGCAAGCCGCCTATGGAGGCAGTGGCAACAGCAACAAAGTGGCTGTCTTAGAAGAAGGTCTTCAATACCAACCCATCAGCATGCCCAACTCCGATGCCCAGTTTTTAGAGACTCGCAAGTTTCAAATTGAAGAGATCTGCCGCATCTTTCAGGTCCCACCCCACATGGTTGCAGACTTAAGCAAAAGCTCTTTTAGCAACATCGAAAACCAATCGATCAGCTTTGTCGTTCATACCGTTAGACCCTGGCTCGTCCGAATCGAACAAGCCATGAACCGCAAGCTTTTCAAAGTAGAAGAAAAAGGTCAATGCTTCGTCTCCTTCAACGCCTCTGCTCTTATGCGTGGCGATTACAAATCCCGCATGGACGGCTACGCCATCGGCATTCAAAACGGCTTCTTTTCTGTCAACGATGTGCGGCGCATGGAGAACTTAGATCCCATTCCTGCGGAAGAAGGCGGCGATCTTTATCTGACCAACGGCAATATGCTGCCTTTGAAGATGGCCGGGGCCTATGCCAAGAAGGCCTTGCAGGAGAGTGGGGTAGAGGGAAACGATGCCGTAGGAGAAAAAACACCATGAACTTCCCAACGGTTTCACTTGGGTTTTTAGCAGACTTCTCTTTTTATATAAGTGAAAAAATGGTATAATCGCTAAAGCGAAAGGCGCATTGAATATCCAACTGCCGAAAGGGCAACCGAATAATACTTACGTCACCATAGGAAGGCAAGGGTAATGCCTGAATCCAAATATTCCATTTATGGGGGGAGTAGAACTATATGTTTTACTCCCTTTTTATGTTCAAACGAGGTTGAGTGATTGGTAGGGAAATAGTGGTTGAGCTTATTCGACCTATAGAGCATACTAGAAGCTAAGAAGCAGGGTGAATAGGAGATGCTTGCAAATGGAAATCGCGAAAGTGATGGCTAAAGGTCAAGTAACCATACCGATGAGTGTCAGAAAGAAGCTTAATCTCAAAGAAGGGGATAAAGTCGCTTTCATAGAGAAAGACGGAGTTATACTGATTGCCAACTCAACGATGATGGCACTTCTGCAAGTGCAAGACGCCTTTGAAGGTGAAGCAAAAAGGCTTGGTCTTGAGTCTGAAGAAGATGTGGTAGCCTTGGTCAAAGAAGTCAGAAGAGAAATGTGTGAAGAAAAGCAGGACAAAACACCAAAAAACTAACTTTATAAAAAGCTTTCCCCCAGACGTTTATCACAACGTCTTTTTTTTATGCCCAAAAAAGGAGGCTACGAGATGGACAAATTTTGGCGCTGGGCAACCAACGAAGCCAGTGAAAAACCGATACGAACCTTGCACATGGAAGGCTACATCGCTGAAACCTCTTGGTTCGACGATGACATCACGCCCAAGCAATTTAAGGCTGAACTATACGAAGGAGGTGATCCTTCCGATGACATCATCGTAAAGATCCACTCGCCCGGTGGCGACTGCTTTGCAGCCGCTCAAATCTACAACATGCTCAAAGAATACCCGGGACGAGTAAGCGTCCACGTCGATGGCTTGGCTGCCAGTGCCGCTTCCGTCATCGCCATGGCCGGTGACGAAGTCTGCCTTTCACCCTTATCTGTTTTGATGATCCACAATCCTGCCATGTTCATCGCCGGTGAAGTATCTGATCTTGAAGCCGGCATCAACTTGTTAAACGAAGTCAAAGAAAGCATCATCAATGCCTATCAACTGAAGACAGGACTTTCTCGAACCAAGATCTCTCACATGATGAATGCCGAAACATGGATGAGCGCCCACAAAGCCATCGAATTAAAGTTTGCCGACCGATTGCTCTATACAGACGAGTCGACTGGTGAAGCATCTGGCGCTTTTATCTTTGACAAGCTCACCGTCACCAACGCCTTAATCAACAAGTTGCCGACGGCTAGACGAAAAAAATCTGATTCAGAGAAGCAGAAGCATGAGGCTCTTGATAGAGTCACCTCTGACAGAACCATCCCCGTCGCTCAGCTGCACAAGCGGCTGGAACTGATCAAAAACTGGAGGTAAAACAATGAGTCGAATGCAAGAGCTAAGAGAAAAACGAGCCAAAGTCTGGGATCAAACCAAGAAGTTTTTAGACGAGCGCCGCCAAGAAAATGGCCTCATTTCTCCCGAAGACAACGCCACCTACGAAAAGATGGAACAAGAAGTGGTCGACCTCGGCAAAGAAATCGAGCGCCTCGAGCGCCAAGAACGACTGGACCGCGAACTAGCCACCGCTACTTCACAAACTTTATCCCATCGCCCTGAACAAAGAGGAGCAGAAAAAACAGGCCGCGCCACAGAAAACTACAAAGAAGCCTTTTGGGGCGCCATGCGCAACAAAGTAAACCCTTCGGTGCAAAATGCGCTACAGATCGGTCAAGATTCAGAAGGCGGCTATCTCGTTCCTGATGAATATGAGCGCCAGTTAATTTCCGCTCTAGAAGAAGCAAACGTACTGCGCCAGCTCTGCCATGTCATCAGCACCAGCCATGGTGACAGAAAAATCCCTGTCGTAGCCAGCCAGGGTACGGCCGCTTGGATGGATGAAGCAGGGCCTTTTACAGAAAGTGACGACACTTTCAGCCAAGTGAGCCTTTCTGCCTACAAAGTCGGTACGATGCTCAAAGTTTCGGATGAACTTTTACATGACGCCTTTTTTGACCTAGAAAACTACATTGCCGGCGAGTTTGCCCGCCGAATCGGAGCGGCCGAAGAAGAAGCCTTCCTTTTAGGCGATGGCCAGAACAAACCAACGGGACTCTTGCATAACATCGGCGGCGCCCCCATTGGTGTCAATGCAGCCAGCGCCACAGCCATCACCATGGATGAGATTATCGATCTCTACCACAGCTTGCCTGCTCCTTATCGCAAAAAAGCCACCTTCGTTCTCAATGACAGCACCATCAAAAAGATCCGCAAGCTCAAAGACGGACAAGGCCAGTTCTTATGGCAGCCCTCAGTAACAGCCGGCACGCCAGACACCATCTTAAACCGCCCTGTCGTCACATCCCAGTACATGCCCGAAGGCGGCGCCGGACAAAAAACGATCCTCTTTGGAGATTTCAGCTACTATTGGATCGCCGATCGCCAAGGCCGCACCTTCAAGCGCTTAAACGAACTCTATGCCGCCAACGGCCAAGTCGGTTTCTTAGCTTGGCAGCGCTTAGATGGCAAACTGATCCTGCCTGAAGCCATGGTAGCTCTGCAGCAAAAGTCAGCCTAAAGGATTGAAGAAAAAAGGTGAGGCCATGGACGTAATAACCCTTCAGGAGCATCAACAAGCGATTCTTACTTTAGATGAAGTTAAGATACACTTGAGAGTTGAGTCGGATTTAGAAGATGCCTATATAGAAAGCCTGATCGCCTCGGCCATTGACTTTTGCGAAAACTTCACCAGACGAAGCCTCATCGAGCGGCACGTCCTTTTCATCGATCACCACTTTCCTCATGGGTCGATTCAATTACCTCTTTACCCTGTGCAAGAGATTGTAAAAATCACCTACCAGGATAGAAATGATGTAACCAAAGAACTGCCGGCCAGTGACTACAACAGCGCCTTGCTTTTAGAGCCACCGCTAATTGCACCGCGAAAACCCTGGCCGACAGACCTTTCTTTTTTGCCCGGCTCTTTGCGCATCGAAGCGGTGGTAGGTTATAAAAAAGTGCCTCTTAGCATCAAACAAGCCATTCTCCTACTTTGCGGTCACTTTTATGAAAACCGAGAAGTGATGCGCGACAATTACGCTCATGGCAGTGAGATCCCCTTTTCCGTATCGGCTCTGCTTTACCCCTATAAAGTCTTGAGGTGGTAGCTTTTGATCGGTCAACTAAAAGAGCGCATCACTTTACAGAAAAAGATCCTATCCAAAACAGCCAACGGCTTTGAAGTTGAATCGTGGCAAGATGTCTGCACCCTTTGGGCTTCTGTTTCGAACCTGCGAGGTCGTGAGTTTTTTGCCGCCGCTGCTGTGCAAGCCGAAAAAACAGTCAAGTTTACGATTCGCTATCAAAAAGATATCGATAGCTCCATGCGCATTCTCTTTCGTGGAAAAGTCTACAACATCACAGCCCTAGACAATATCAACTACGAGAACAAGTACATGGAGATCAAAGCCCGAGAGGTGATACAAGATGACCAGGGTAGAGCTTGAAGGTGTCAATGAACTGTTACGAGAGCTAGAAAAGTTAGGCCAAAAAGGTAGCCGCATCGAAAACAGCGCATTAAGAAAAGCAGGCGATAAAGTTCAAAGTGCCATCCAAGAAGAAGCGCCTACAAGAACAGGCACCTTAAAAAGAAGCATCAGACGCTCCAATGTAAGAACAGAAGGCACAGAAAAGTTTGTAAAAGTCGACCCCGGCAAAGAAGGATGGTACGGCCGATTCGTCGAGTTTGGCACTGTAAAAATGTCGGCCAATCCTTTTATGTCGAGGGGCTATGAAAAGTCTAAAAAAGAGGCCGCTCAAACCATCGCTTCTGAAATGAGAAAAGGGCTGGGGTTATGACGATCAACCAAGAAATACTATTCGCTCTGTCAGGCCTCTCTGTACCTGTCTCATTTCAAACCTACAGCGGCAAAGCCGACACCTACATCACTTTTTTCACCTACTTAGACAAAGCAGAACAACATGCCGATGATCGAGAAGTTGCTACAGGCCATTATGTTCAAATCGATATTTGGAGCAGAGGCGACTATACAGTCTTGGTGCAAGAAGTTCACAACCAGATGGAGAAGGCAGGCTTTCAAAAGATCAGCTTCACGGACCTCTATGAAAAGGACTTAAAAATCTATCACAAAGTGATGCGTTATCTAAAAGTAAAGGAGGCATCAACATGGCCCAAGTAGGACTGAAGGATCTACACTTTGCCCTTTTAATAGAAGATAGTCAGGGCAATCTCACTTATGAAGCACCGGAGCCTTTAATTGGCGCCATCAATGCTACCATCAATCCAACCGTCAACAGCCAAGAGCTTTATGCAGACGATCAACTCTGGGAGTCAGTCTCTGCTTTAGGCAAAATTGACGTAGAAATTGAAACAGCCGATCTACCCTTACAAGCTCGCGCCAAAATAGGCGGCCACAGCATTGAAAATGGCGTCTTAATCGAAAAAGCAACTGACCTGGCCCCTTATCTGGCCCTTGGCTTTAAGAGTCTAAAGTCCAACGGCGCCTACCGCTATCTCTGGCTCTTAAAAGGAACTGCCGAGCCCATGGCTGAGGACTACTCCACCAAAGCCGATAGTATCGACCATAAAACACCGAAGCTCAAGCTCACTTTTATGCCTCGCGCCCATGATGGACAGTGGAAACATACAGCCGATGAAGATAACGACGACTTTACTGGCGCAGACACCTGGTTTGATAAAGTGCCGGGCGATATGTCAGAAGAGGGCAGTGGTTATTAAGAGTGTTTTTGTAGAGGCACTTTCATGATTTTGAAAAGTCACATTAGAAAAGAGAGGTGGGCTCATCTGTGAAGATAGAATTAAAAATCGACGGCAAGAACCGAACCTTTATAGCCGACTTTATCAGCGCCCGCATGGTCCGGCGAACGATTGAACTGTCCAAAAGCCTCAACTTTGAAGAGATCACAGCCGATGAGTTAGACATTTTGGTTGACTATCTCGTTCAGCTTTTTGGCAACCAATTTACCATCGACGATGTTTATGATGGCCTGCCTTCAAAAGAACTGATTCCTACTTTGATGGGATGCATCCAAGAAGTAGTCGGTGAAATGGGGACAGTGACGCAAGGTGATCCAAAAAAGATCTAAAAGGGGCGCCCATGGACCCCCGGGATTTTATGGATCAATTTTATCTATCTCTCTTAGAGCAAGGCTGGACATTACCTGAAATCGACGAGATGGACATCTTCTACTATCTCCAACTCTTAAAACGCAAAATGGAAAAGCCCCAAAGCTATATCGATGAAATTCTCTAGCACCTTCCAAAAGGTGTATTTTTTATGCCTCAAGGAGGTGGTGAGATGTCCGACATCGGTAGCTTAACGGTACGAATCGGCTTAGACTCCATGGGCTTTCAAAACGGCATTAGCTTGCTAAACCGAGAAATGCGCAGAGTGCAAGCCGAGTTTAAGCTGGCCAGTGCACAAATGGGCAACCACGGTAGTGCTCTCGATAGACTGCGCCTACAATCACAGTCTTTGACAAAGCAAAAAGAAATCCAAAAACAAAGAGTGTCTGTTTTAGAACAAGCCCATAGAAAAGCCGTTGAAACAAAAGGCAAAGACGCCAAAGCGACAGCGGAGTTAGAGATTAAGCTCAACAACGCTAAAGCGAAACTCGTGCAGTTAGAGCAAGACGTAGCAAAAGTCAATCGAGAAATCGAGATTCAATCGTCCCAGTGGCACAAACTCGGCAAAAGCTTAGAGCCTGTAGGTAAGTCCATGGAAGATGTCGGCAAGAAGATGGAAAGTGTGGGGCAAGGCCTGACCACCAAAGTCACCTTACCCCTTGCCGGCATTGGCGCTGCCGCAATTAAGATCGGCTCCGACTTTCAAGCTGAGATGAGCAAAGTGCAAGCCATCTCCGGTGCCACCGGTGAAGATCTGGAAAAGCTGAGCAACAAAGCAAAAGAGATGGGCTCTAGCACCAAATTTAGCGCCAGTCAATCGGCAGAAGCGCTAAACTACATGGCCATGGCCGGTTGGGACACGAACCAAATGCTAGAAGGACTCGATGGTGTCATGATGCTCGCCGCCGCCAGTGGAGAAAGCCTCGCTTCTGTATCTGACATATTAACCGATGCCCTCACCGCCTTTGGCATGCAAGCGAGCGAAGCCGGCGAATTTGCCGACTTGCTAGCCAGTGCTTCCAGTAACGCCAACACCAATGTAGGTATGTTGGGTGAGTCTTTCAAATATGTAGCTCCGATCTTTGGTTCTTTAGGCTACTCCGCTGAAGACGCAGCCTTGGCTTTGGGGTTGATGGCCAATGCGGGGATTAAAGGAAGTCAATCGGGTACATCTTTGCGCGGTGCTATCACTCGTTTGGGCAAACCAACAGCCGCTGCCGGAGCGCTACTTCGAGAGCTTGGTGTGTCTATGACCGATGCCCATGGCGAGTTGCTTCCTTTTAAAGGAGTAATGGATCAGCTCCGATCCTCTTTTGGCAACCTCTCTCAAGAACAGCAAGCTCAATACGCGGCCACCATTTTTGGTCAAGAAGCGATGAGCGGTATGCTCGCGATCATCAATGCTACCGAAGAGGACTATCAAAAACTGACCGACGCCACAAGAAACTACAATGGCGCTGCTGCCGAAATGGCAGAGATTATGCAAGACAACTTGCAAGGACAATTGACCATTCTCAAGTCTCAACTAGAAGGGGTGGCCATTGAGATTTTTGAAATCTTACTGCCCCATCTGATGCGACTCGTTTCGCTGTTGCAAAAAGTGGTAGCCTGGTTTGCAAACTTAAGCCCGGCCACCCAAGAGATCATCGTCAAAATCGCTCTTCTAGTGGCTGCTTTAGGGCCGGCTTTGGTTATCGGCGGTAAAATCGTCGCCTCTGCTGGTGCGGTTATCAGTGCTTTTAGTAAAATCTCTCTTGCCTTAGCGGGAAAAACAACGGCCATCGCAGGCGCTTCTGCCGCTGCCAGTGCTTTAGTGGCTATTAAAGGCTTCTTGGCCGCTGCTTTTACAGCATTAACAGGCCCTATTGGGATCGCCATCGCTGCTTTTATAGCTATCACCGCCGTTGGCATCGCCCTTTGGAAGAACTGGGATACCATTCAAGAAAAAGCTGCTGCTCTCGGTGAAGCCATTGCTTTGCGCTGGGAGATGATGCGCAATTTTACGGCACAGACCTTTGGCCATATCAGTAGTACCATAGCTTCAACCTGGGAGAGCGTCAGAACGAGAATGACAGAGTTGTGGAATGGGCTGCAAAACAGCACCACAACAGCTTGGAGCCAGATCCAAGGAACGATTGAAGCCAACGGTGGCGGGATTCGAGGCGTCTTGCTAACCTATACCCAAATTTATCAAAGCCTCTGGAGAGAAGCCCTCTCTATGATGGATCGCTTAACAAGCGGATCATTCTCTGCCATTGCCAATCATGTAAGCCATGCTTTTACGCGCATTAGAAGTTCCATTCACGATGGCGTCGAGAGCATTCGTCAGTGGAATGCCACGACGGTGCGAGAGAAAGTGTTCAGCGTTACGGAACGAGTCAGGCAAGTATTTTCCGGTGGGGCGCAATCAGGCGCAGTAGCTCGCAACTATAGCGGTACGAGCTTTTTCCAAGGCGGTTGGACCATGGTGGGAGAGCTGGGGCCAGAACTGGTGCAACTGCCACGAGGAGCGAAAATCTACAATGACCAGCAAACAAAGCAAATGCTTGATCAAGGTTCATCTTCATCCAGTGGTTCTGGCTTTAACATAACGATTGAGCAGTTTATCAACAACTCAAGCCAAGACATTGAGCGACTGGCTTATGAACTGGAATTTTATCGCCAGAGAATTGCGCTAGGAAGGGGGCGGCGGTAATGTTGAGTTTTACTTTTGACGGCAAAGAAAGTTATAAAGACTTTGGCTTGGTCATTGTAAAAAGACCGACTTTGCCATCGCCAAAAAGAAGAGTGCACTTCATGGACATTCCAGGGCGCCACTCTGCTGTGCGCTATGATGAAAAGACCTACGAGGACATTACCATCTTGGTTGAATGCGCTTTGCTAGCAAGAAAGAATCTCGTCAGCCGCCTCGACGCCATCAAAGGCTGGCTTTTTGCAGCCGGCGAGAGTGATCTTATCTTTTCTTTTCAAGATGACAAAAAATATCGAGCCCAAGTAGTCAATGCCATCGACTTCACGCAAGTCTATCGATACGCTTCTACCTTTCCCATACTCTTTCATTGCCGCCCTTTCAAATACGCACTTGTAAACAATATGATTACAATTACAGCAAGTGGTCAATATGTTTACAATCCCGGTACCGTAGAGAGCGAGCCGGTGTTGACCATTTTTGGCCAAGGCAATGTGACAGTGACCATCAACGGCGAGAGAATCGAACTTTTTGATGTAGATGGCAAAATCATCGTCAACTCAGAACTCAAAGATTGCTATGACGATGCGCTCCAAAACAGCAACAACCAGATGGCCGGCAATTTTCCGATTCTGAAGCGAGGCGACAACCACATTACTTGGACAGGCAACGTTCAAAAAATAGAGCTTCTTCCAAACTGGCGGTGGCTCTAATGATCCTTGTCTATGACAAAAAGGAAAGCAACTTTTCTAGAAACGGCTTAGCTGTGTTACAAGAATGCGAAAGCTGCACCATCATGGAAAAGCTAAATGGCCTCTATGAATTGAATCTCGCCTATCCTCTGCACTTGAAAAAAGCAGCCTACTTACAACCTTTTAACATTATCAAAGCAGAGGGCCAGCTCTTTCGCCTGTACCACGTAGAAAAAGACAGCCGGAGAAATCTTCTTTATGCCAAAGGGCGCCATATCTTTTATGATCTGGCCCATTTTTTTATTGAAGACAAAAGAGCCGTTGATAAAACTTGCCTAGAAGCGATGAATATGGTGCTGCAAGAGACAGGCCTTTCTGATTTGTATCAAATTGATAGTGATATTAGTGACAAGCAAACGCAGTATGTAATCCAAAAAAATGGGGCAGAAGCTTTTTTCCTTATCGTCAACCGCTGGCGTGGCGAGCTTTATCGAGATAACTTTTCCATCACCATCAAAAAGCCCCAGCCTAACAACAAGGGCGTGACAGTGCAGTACGGTAAAAACGTTCTCGGCATCACAGAAAAAATCAGTGCCGATGAAGTGGTTACCGTTATCTATCCAGTTGGTGCTAGGGGCTTAACTTTGCCTGAAAAATATGTAACTGCTACATCAAGTGGCAGCACTGCTTCAAGTGACAGTAGCACGCCTAGTGGCGATACTATGCCAAGTGACACCACTACGCCAAGTTACAGCACTACGTCAATTGACCCCGATGACTTTCCTGACTTCCCACTGATCAAGAAAGTAGAATTTCTCGACGCGGAAGATGAAGAGACACTACGGCAAGAAGCGCTAGACTATCTAGCCAAGCACAGCACCTTTAGCGTCAACTATCAAATCGATTTCATTCAACTTGCTCAAACAGCAGAATATGAAAATTACCAATCGCTCTTACAAGTCAAAGTAGGAGACACCGTCACAGTCAAGCACAAGCTCTTAGGCTTGAATTTTACGATCAAAGTGATCGCCCTGGAGAAAGATTTGCTGAGCGCCCAAAACAGCAAAGTCGAGCTGGGCGAGCCTCTTTACACCTTGGATCAATACATTGAAGAGTTCAGAGAGAATGTCCATCACACTTTTGAAAAAGTCGATTATTCTTTTGAGCGAGTCGATCATTCCTTTGAGGCAGTGAATCATTCTGTAGGGGGCATCCAAGAACAGATTGAACAGCTGGGCAAATCATCAACCATCGTTAAAAGCCTAACCATGGATAGCCAATTTTTTTACGTGACCTATGCAGTAGAAAAAGGCGATGTTCGTCAATTTAGTGCCAAGTACAGCTACAGCACCGACGGCAGTGGACAGATTACAAGCATCACCTTGGAAGAGATTTTTACAGAGTTTTTGTTAAAAGAAGTATCAACCTTGCTCGTCGAGAATGAGACTTTTGAAGTCACTTATGTGGATGGCACTGTGGCGACTTACAATTATTCAACCGATAGCACCGGCCGCATTACAGGCATTGAAAAAGTGGAGGGGGAGACGTCATGACCTATCGCAGCAACTTCAACAACCCCTTGGTTCTTTGGACAGCTTTTGGCGGTCGAGGCACGCTTCTTCCTCCCAAGCCAGTCTTGCAATGGCAAAAGAAATACTACAATGACTTTGGCTATAGTCGCCATCAAAGTGAAAATAGAATTTCCGTACACAACAATGGCCAAGCCCAGATATGTGTCTACCATGCCCGAACGCCCTATATGTCCTACTTTAACCACTCGACAAAACGGTGGACTGTCGTCGGTGTATCCTGGTGGAGCCATGGCGTACCGGAAATTCTATGGGCCGGTGATGGCGTTTTTCTAGCCAAGATCACTGGTTTTGGTAACATCATCGCTTCTTTCAACGGAATCACCTGGCATAACGCCGGTTACTGCCTCAATGCGCAAAGTGAGATGATCACAGGCGCTTATGATATGAATCGAAATAGCGGCATTGTAGGCTGGTGGTTTGCCCGCTCGCCTCTTTATTACAGTTTTGATTCGCTAACAGAAAGAACGGAGTGGACCTTGGTCGGTGCCGATGGCTTTTCTGTTCCTGTCTTTAACTCTCTTACAGCCCATAAAGATCGATTTGTAGGTGTGGTGGACAATCGGCGCGAGATTGCAACAGCCAGTTCAGCCAGTCCTGGTACATGGAATAAAACGATTGAAGAAGATGATCAGAGCATCCGCTACGCTTTGATTCGTTCTGTTCACAATAAGCTCTTTGGGCGACGTTATTGGTCCGTTGGTTTTAACAGCCATCAGATTCAACTTTGTGTGCTCAATGATAACGCAACGGAAGTGACGGAAACGAACCTATCTTTTGTCGGTTCTTTAGATGACAATCGTGCGCCCAATCCGGAAAACATCATCTGGATGGAACAGTGGGGAAGATACCTGCTCTTTAGCGAGAACAGGATCTACCTATCCGCCGATGGCCTTGAATGGGAGAGCTGGGAGCAAACAGGCTTTACCACCGCTGCTGACCATGCTTTTCGAGGCGCAATCTATGTACCAGGCAATGGTTTTTATATTACTGTAAATGGTGGATATGTTTATTTTGCTTCCTATTAAATAGAGGATATTATGCAGCAAGCTCACTCTAACAGAAAAGGATCATTAGACAGATAAAAGCTACAAAAATAGGGACTTGTTGAAATCGCTAGCTATAGTATGCAAACCAATACCTAATGCCCAATACCCAATACCCAATACCCAATACCTATACAGACTTTCTAGATGCCTGATGACAAGACTGTCAGAGGCATCTTTTTATATAGAAGAAATAGAAGAACTTAAAAGAAGCTAAAAGAAACAAGAACAGATTACCAGGAGTGAAAGAGAAGGAGGTGCTTTACCTTGGTAAATGGAGATTTTTTGGGATATCTGAAAATGGCTTTTGCAGCCATCGGTGCTTTCCTCGGCTGGTTTCTTGGCAGTTATGATGGCTTTTTGTACGCCTTGATTATGTTCATCGTGCTAGATTACATCACCGGCCTTATGGTTGCTTACGTTACCAAAGAGATTTCCAGTCATATTGGCTCTAAAGGTATCTTCAAAAAGGTCGTTATCTTTATCCTCGTTGGTGTTGCTCAGATTATTGATAGCCAGATTATCGGTGAGGGCTCTGTGATTCGCACAGCCGTCATCTTTTTTTATCTCTCCAATGAAGGGATTAGCATCATAGAAAACGCTGGCAAACTGGGACTGCCTATTCCCGCCAAGCTCAGAGATTCGATGGAACAGCTCAAGGACAAAGAGGAGGAAAGAGATGAACCTAGGCCTGAAAATCGGAACGATACTTAACAGCAAATATATGACCAACAACGATTGCTTCCGAGCCGGTCGAAAAATCAGCCCCAAAGGCATTATGATTCACTCCACAGCCACGCCTGGTGTAAAGGCCGCCGCTTGGTTTAACCTCTGGAACAAATCCTATCAAGCCGGCGAAACGAACCGCCAAGTTTGTGTCCATGCTTTTGTAGATGATCAGGAAATCTGGCAGTACCTCCCCTGGGACCATCGTGGTTGGCATGCCGGTGGAGAAGCCAATAACAGTCACATTGGAATTGAGATCTGCGAACCTGGAGGCTTTCGCTACGCCGACGCCAGCGGCAGTACCATGGTCGATTATGATGTGGCCAAGCAAGAAGCCTACTTTAGAAAGGCTTGGCAAAATGCAGTAGACCTGACAGCGTGGCTTTGCAGAAAGTATGGTCTTAGCGAAGAAGATGTGATCGGCCATGTTGAAGGCTTCAAGAGCGGTATCGCCAGCAATCATGCCGACCCTTTGCATTGGTTTGCCCAACATAAAGAATCGATGGACAGTTATCGCGCTGCAGTAAAAAAAGCGTTAGATGAGGAGCAAGCAGAAAGACCGCTCGGCATAACAGTCGGCACCGTCGTAGCTATAAAGCCTGGTACAAGGCACTATTACCCCGGCGGACCAGCTATTCCCGATTGGGTGATCCAAGGAAGCTACCACAAAGTAACGCAGATCCTTTCTCGAGGAAAGCCTGTTGTCCGAGGCGGCAAAGAATGCGTGCTCTTAGGCAAAAAGATAAACAAAAAGACAGAAGCAGAATCAGCCGGCATCATGACGTGGATTGATAAAGGCGCCCTGATCATCATTGTGCCTACGGCCAAGGAGATAGAAGAACGAGAACCGCCGGCAACGAAGGCTGCGCCGGAAGGAAACAAATACTACCGCGTACAGGTGGGCGCTTTTACGAAAAGAGAAAATGCTGAGGCGCTATTGAAGCAGTTAGAAGCGGCGGGGTTTGCGGGGTATATTCGGAGCTGATGTTTTGGCATTGGCTCCTTTTTTCTTCTATATAAATAGCGGTTTTATCTAAGTATGGTCTTGCTATTAGATTGCTTTTGAGTGATATATACGATGACTCAAAAACCCTAATAACTTTGAAACAAGGGCTTTCAAGGACATATATTTTTTCTCTCACTGATTGAATTATCTACAGACTATTACTTTAACAAACAGAAAGAAACGCAAGGAAGGAGGAATTCTAATGAGAGTCACCTTATTTGGCCAGGATAGTGAGCCGATGATTGGGGAAGGAGCGACGAGTAGGATCGCTTCAAGTTACCCATTAAGGCAACAAAGCATGGGGTTGCAACCCAAGCCTGTAAGAGTGGCGGCCTATGTAAGAGTGAGTACCCTTTCTACGGAACAAGAAGATTCATTAGAAACTCAAACCAATTACTACACAAGACATATTCGTTCAAATCCTTATTATCAAATGGTGGGTATCTACTCCGATCAGGGGAAAAGCGGCACAATGACGACAGGCCGATCGGGTTTTAACCGATTAATGCGGCATGCTTTAGAAGGAAAAATCGACTTGATCCTTTGCAAATCTGTTTCTCGCTTTGCCAGAAATGTTCTAGACACACTCGATACAGTACGAATGCTTAAAGAAAATGGCGTGAGAGTGATCTTCGAAAAAGAAGACATTGACACTGAGAATATGCAAAGTGAATTCATCTTGACGATGATGGCTGCTGTTGCAGAAGAAGAAAGCCACAGCATTTCCCAAAATATAAAATGGTCAAATCTCAAACGGTTAGAGAGAGGAGAGCCCAGCTTCCGTCGGCTACTTGGGTATGTAAGAGACAAAGATGAAAAATGGGTGATCCATCAAAAAGAAGCCAACATTGTGAGAGAAGCATTTGAACTGTGTATAGAAGGGCGTACGCCACCAGAGATTGCAAGACTTTTCATGCGAAAAGGATACGAGACTAGCCATGGGAATAAGGAATGGTCAGGGACTGCCATAAGAGAGATACTCCGAAATACCCAGTATATTGGAGAGGTTATTGGCCAGAAAACATATACCAGAGATCACATCAGCCACAAGAGCAGAAAAAACAAGGGAGAAAGAAATATCTACCTAATTAGCGACCATCATGAACCAATTGTGGATAAAGAAATCTTCGAGCAGGCTCAGGTGAAGCTAAATCAAAGAAACAAGCGGAACAAAGGGGGGAGTAAGAGTAGCTACCCTCTATCTAGCAGAATTGTTTGCGGAACATGCGGTGGAAACTTGCAACGGTTTGTTTGCAGAGGTGTAGTGACTTGGAGATGCGGAAAAAGAATCAAGAGCAACCAACTTTGTTCAATGAGCGGAATCAGAGAAGAAAACGTTGTCAATGCCATGGTAGTAGCACTAAAAAGAAAATATGAGCCAACGGAACAAGATGAGGAAGAGGTTAGAAAAACCATTCTTAAGATGAAAAAAGATATTAAAAACACTGAGATGAAAGGAGATGCCGAGTACAACCAACTCCAAATCAAAGTCGAAAAAATCCTTTTTGAAGAAAGTAAGGCAATCCTAGAGGGACAAGATGAACTGCTAGAGGGTTTAAGAGCAAAAAGGGCTGCAACTGAGCTAGAATTAAAGGAAAAAGAAGAACAGTGGAATCTCATCGAAGCGGACAGCGCATTTAGAAAAGATGCACTTGAAAAGCTTGAAAAGATGTCCTTTCCCGATGTAACATACGACAGATTAATTGATGAATTCAGTGGAATTGAATATGTAAGAGCCTGGGTGATACGTGTGAAAGCGCTATCACCTTTTTTATTTGCCTTCACTTGGATAACGGGGGAGGTAGTCAAAGTTGACTTAAAGAAGGAGATGATACCGATTGAGTGAAAAGCGCTCTCCAAAGGTTAGGGTAATACCTGCAAAAGTTAGAACAGGACGAAATGAAGCAAATGATGATGGGGCAAAGAAGCGAGTTGCCGCCTATGCCAGGATTTCAACAAACGATCCATCTCAAGCAGGAAGTTACGATCTTCAAGTTGCCTACTATACCGACTTTATCAAAAGCAATCCCAACTGGAAGCTCGTCAAAATTTACGCCGATGATGGTATATCAGGAACATCGATCAAGAATCGCTTAGGTTTTCAAAACTTGATCAAAGACTGCTATGAAGGAAAAATAGACTACATTCTCACCAAATCCATCAGTCGATTCGCAAGAAACACTCTCGACTGCCTCAAATTCATAAGAGAGCTTAAGGCATTGGGGATAGGCATTTACTTCGAAAAAGAGAACATCGACACCTTAGACACAAAAAGCGAACTGTTTCTCACCATCCTCTCCTCCATGGCACAGGAAGAGTCCAGAAGCATAAGTCTCAACACAAAATGGTCCATAATGAAGAGATTCCAACGAGGCAACGCCCATATCCCAACAACATACTTCCTAGGCTACGACACCGATGAAAATGGCAACCTTGTCATCAACGAAGAAGAAGCAGCCGTTATCCGAAGAATCTACTCCGAATGCCTCGCCGGCAAAGGAACAGCCTTGATCGCCAAAGGCTTAATGAAAGACGGCATTTTAACAGCCAGAGGCAATAAAAAATGGACACCCGATGCGGTCTATAAGATCTTGACGAATGAAAAATTTACAGGCTCGGCCTTGACTAACAAAACAATAACCATCGATTACTTATCCCACAAACGAATCCGAAATGACGGCAGAGAACAACAATATTTCATTAAAGAACATCACCCCGCCATCATTTCAGAAGAAGATTGGAACGCCGTTCAGCAGGAGCTAAAACGAAGAAACGACATGCTCAGAAACCCCGACGGAAAATACGCACAAAACTATTCCAACAGATCATGCTTTTCCAACATCCTCTATTGCGCCGAGTGCGGCCACCCCATCGTGCGAAGGCGAATGAGCTCACAGAAAAATGGAGAGAAGTACCTTTTCACCGCTTGGCACTGCCGAACGAAAACGCACCCCCAAAAATACAAAGAGGACTGCAAAGCAAGGTACGTCTGGGAATCTGCTCTGGAAAGTGAGTTCATGAATTTGCTAAGCGACTTAAAAGCAGGAAAGGCTGAATTGCTCCAAGATGCTCAGCAAGTCATTGATGAACACGACCTCAGCCCAACAGAAAAAGAGCGCCAATTAAATCTTGCAGCACAGATTAAGCAAATCAATGAGCAGATACAAAAGCTCACAGAACAAAGCAACTCTTCTCTTGCCAACATCTATGAAGCTTCAATCAACCATTTATACTACGAACAAGAGCTACTACAAGCCGAGTACGATGAACTCGATGAGAGGCGACAAACAAGCAAAGATATGGAGCGGCATTTGGAAACATTACTTTCCTATTTAAATAGCCTCGATGAACGAGAAAGCTTCGAAGAACAAGAAAGCTTCGAAGAAGAAGAAGAAGGCCCAGCCTTTCAAGAAGAAATCTTCCGACAGGTCGTGCAGAAAGGCACCATCAATAAAGACCTGAAAGTGACCCTTGAATTCAAATGCGGCATTACCCGAAGCTTTATAGCTAACCGGAAAAAATAAAACCAAGAACCCCCTTGAACTTCTAGCAAGATTGAGTGATAGATAACGTACCTCCCCAGTACCAACAGGTGAGGGAAGATCGCCAATCTTGAATAGAAGAGGAGGGGGTTTTTCTTTGTCCGAGGACATTCTAAAAAACCATGAGTGGAAGGAAGTTCTCTGGAAACCCTTAGCCCAGGAAAAAGCAAGCCTACTAGGATCAGAGCAAAAGATCATCCGAGTTGCCGCTTACGCTAGAACAAGCAAAAAAATCAGCGTGCAATTGCAGTCCTTAGAAATTCAAATTGATTACTTCACTCGATTTGTTCAAATGCAGCCACATTTTAAGCTCGTTTCGATTTATTACGATGAAGGTGTTTCTGGCACCAAAATGGACAACCGCTTAGGCCTGAACCGCTTGTTACGCCATTGTCGAGAAGGAAAGATTGATTACATTGTCACCAAAAGCATATCCAGATTTTCAAGAAACGTAAAAGAGCTTATGGAAGTGGTGAAAGAATTACAAAAACTCAATGTGGGTTTGTATTTTCAAAAAGAAAACCTCGACACTTCAAAAGAGTATAACGAATTTTTACTGGCCACCTATGCGGCCCTTGCTCAAAACGAAGTAGAAACATTAGGCCAAAACGTCAGCTGGGGCTATGAGCAAAGAACCTTACGAGGCGTGCCTAAGTTTGAGCGGATTCTCGGTTACCATGTTTCCCACTATCAAAAAAAGCCCCACATCACCGTTGACGAAGAAGAAGCAATGTACGTTAAAAAAGTCTATCAATTATATCTAGAAGGAAAAAACTACAATGAAATCGCCCAATATTAGATGTTACAAAAAGTGATCAGCTCAAGAGGAAGCGCTGTTTGGGACGGAACAACGGTCAAAAAAATTCTAACCAATGTGACCTATACGGGAAATCGAGTTGCCACATTTAAGTCCAATGATCTTCTAAACAAAGGCAAAGCAACAGAGAGACAGAGCTATTACATTGAGAATAACCATCAAGCCATTATTGACCTGGCCACCTTTGAGGAAGTACAGAAGCGTATCCAAGCGACAGAGTACCAAAAGAATATGAAAAAAGCAGAGTTTCGCTCCTTATCCAGTCGCATCCTCTGCGGGTTATGCGGATGTAACTATCAGTTCTTAAGGGACTATGCTACCCCTTGTTGGCGCTGTAGAAAAGGTAAATATGGCATGGAAATATGCTCTTCTTACAGGCTCTATGAATCAGAACTACTTGAGATGATGAAAGAAGCCTTTAAGAAGCGTTTTGATACCCAGACCTTGAAAGACATCTTCTACCCAATGAAACGACATCATGAACAAGATCAGTACGAACAGCGCCGCTTGCTCTACTTCAGCCGGCTCCGTTTGATCAGAGAGATGGAAAAAAAGGCGCCCGAATGTGAATTGCCTGTAATCCAGGACAAAAAGAAAGAGCTAGAAGAGGAGCTTTTTACCTTTGAAAGTCACCTCAAAAAGATAGAAAAGGACAGGCCTTATCGGGAAGAATCCATCGCTTGGATGAAAAGCATTTCTTCTCTCGATGACTTTTTTGAACAAGCTACCATCGATCGCTTACGAGCATGGATCGTTAGCATGACGATTTATTCAAAAGATTTGTTTCTCGTTCAATGGTATGACCAGCAAGAAACACAGGTAGGAGAAGGCGATACACCTGAGCCACCTAAAACATGGAGGAATCTAAATCACGCCAAGGAGCAATCAAGGAAGGGGGAAGATGTGATAGTCCAGGGGAAAGAAGTTAGCCAGAATGAAGTGTTAGCCCAGAGCGAAGCAATTGTGCAGGTTGTTTTGATTGACCAAGGCGATGGGCGTATTCAGAGTGATGTGATACCCAAAGATGATACACTCATCCAAGGCGATACTTTTAGCCAGAGCGATGCACCTGTGCAGGATAATGTGATTATAAAAGATGATGCGCTCATCCAGAGTGATGTGATAGCCCAAGATAATACATTCATCCAAGGGGATACTCTTGCTCAAAATGATACTCATGTCCACAGAGATGCGCTTACTTCAACCAATAAAGCAAAGATAAACACACCAGCAAAGGGTTATCTAACACGCCAAATAAAAAAAGAGAACATCATCAAAGTGGAGCAGGCTGTTCAAAGAAAGCAGCTAGAAAAACCAAAACTGAGAACAGCCAGCTATTGCAGGGTGTCAACGGAAAAAGACCCCCAACAAATCAGTCTAGAATCGCAAGTTGCCTACTACACTTATCTGATCTTGAAAAACCCTGATATGAGCTTTGCCGGGATCTTTGCCGACAAAGGGCTGTCGGGAACAAAAACCAAAAACAGAACAGAGTTTAATCGGCTCATGCAAAAATGCAAAGAAGGAAAAATCGACCTCATACTAACCAAATCCATCTCAAGGTTTTCTAGAAATACAGTGGACGCACTTTCCTATGCAAGAATGCTAAAGTCACTGGACCCGCCGGTACATATCCACTTTGAACGAGAGAACATCAACACAGCCGATGAAGACAGTGAATTGATGCTAACAATTCTTAGCAGTATGGCCCAAGAAGAAGCGGTCAGCTTAGGCAGCAGTAGCCAATGGGCAAAGCAAAAGTTAGCCGAACAAGGCATTGTCAATGTGAGTCGAGTCCCTTATGGATACGACCTTGATGAAGAGAAAAACTGGGTCATCAACCCTGAACAAGCCGACGTAGTTAGAAGAATCTTTCGATCTTACCTAAACGAAAAGAGTAGCAGAACAATTGCCCGAGAGTTAAGCGAAGAGAAGATTGAATCGGCCAGCGGAAATAACTACTGGCACCAAAACAGTGTCGATTGCATCTTGCAGTCTATCTTTTATAAAGGCTGTTACTTATACCAAAAGACCTATTCACAAGATGCAATCACACAAAAAAGATTGGTCAACAAAGGGGAGCTTCCCCAGTATTACATCGAAGACCACCATCCAGCCATTATCCCACCAGATGATTGGGATGCCGCGCAAGAACTGAGAGAAGTTAGAAAAGCAAAAGTAAAGATCACGCCAAAAGAAAGAAGGGAGCCCCAAAACTTTCATAAAATATTTAGGTGCAGTCAATGCGGAGGAAAGCTGAGCCCTCACACGCAGTACAATCACCAAGACCCGAAGAAAGGTGCAAAGCATTATTGGAGATGCCTTGTCGCTAGAGGGAAAAACAACTTCGCCAAGTGCAATGTTCCGAGCTTTCGCCAAGAGTATCTAGAGCATAATTTTATGACCGCATTGCTGGAGATGAAAGCAAATGAACGATTTCAGATAGAGGCAGAAGCTGTAGCAGCGAAGACCGATTTAACGAGTGAAGAGCTTGCTGAAGTGAAAGCGATTAAAGCAAAGATGGAGCAACTCAACCAAGAACTATATGAAGCAGTAGATGAGGAGCTAAACAAAGCAGGCCAAGACACCAAAAAGGTCGAAGCGTTGACCGCACAGATCGTAAAATGCAAAGAGCAGCTAGATGAGTATGAAGAGCGAAAAGAAAAGGCCGAAAAGTATCGAGATGAACTAAAGTGGCTCATGAAAGAATTAGAGGACTTGGAGGAGTTTGATCCGCTCAAGCACCGAGTGGACTTTCGAGCAGATATCTTCGAGCGCCTTGTAGAAAGTGGCGTTGTTCATCCCGACGGCCGGATTGTCTATACACTAAGCACAGGAGTCGAGTGGGAGTGCTATCTTGAAGAGAAGCGATCCTATAAGTTGAAGGTGAAAGGGCAGAGAAAGGAAAGGGTTCCTAAGAAAAAATGA